GAAGCGGGAGATCGTCCGCTCGGTCGCGCGGCGGGTCGCGGAGGAAGGGGCGAAGGGGCTTGGCCGCGAGGGGATCACCGAGGCGGCGCAGTCGGCCATCAAGGAGGCGACGGTCTCGCTGAAGACGGGGAAGCCGTTCTTCACCGCGGAGACGGCCGGCAAGGTTGCTGAGGAAGGCCTGGCCGGCAGCCTCACCGGCGGCTCGCTCGGCGCAGTAACCGGCATCAGGCCCGATCGTCCAGCGCAGCCGATCCCGCCGAACCTGACGGCGGCGGACATTGCCTCGCCGATCCCGAACGAGATCATCAGCAAGGGTAAGGCGCTGGTCGAGGACCTGCTCGCCAACCAGAGCAGCGATGCCGGGTCGCCGGCGGAAGCGCTGGCTGGTCCTGGCATGGCCGCTCCGGAGGTGATCCAGGGACAGCGGGTTGCTGGCCCGGTAACACGTCGGCCAGAAGCGCGAGGCCTTGGGGATGGGTCTCCCTACCCCTCGCCAGGGATCGCGCCCGCCGACATGTCTTCGGGGCAGCACGGGGCATCCTCGGGTACGCCCCTTCCCGGCGCTCCGGCTGCGGCCGGTGACCGGGCGGCGGCGGAGACCAGGCTCAGGACGCTCGACCGTCGCATCGCCGAGATCAACGAGCGTCCGCCCACGGGCACCGCCCAGATGATCCTGCGCAACCTTCAGCGCGAGCGCGACGCGACCCTCGCCGAGCTCGCCGCGATGGCAGAGCCAGCGGCCAAGGCGCCGACAGCACCGCCGCGCGCGCCAGAGCCCGCTACCGGCGTATCGGCGCCGGGGTCTGCCGAGACCACCTCCGCGGTCGAGACCGCGCCCGCCGGAGCCACGCCGGCCGATCAGGGCGATGCCTCGGCCCGCGTGCTGCGTGACCTAGGCCTGCCCGAGGCCGGCAGCCGCGTGACCGTCGACTTCGGCGACGGCCGCAGTGCGACAGGTGTCATCGAGGGCGGCTTCGACGTGGACGTTCCCGAACTCGGCGCCCGCGACAGCGGCGTTCGCGTCCGGCTGGACAACGGGCTCGTTTTTGAGGAGATAGCCTCGACCCTGCGCGAGGCCGGCGTGTCGATCACACCAGACGCTCGTGCCGCCCGGCAAGCCAACGGGGCACAGACCGCCACCACGGCCCCGGAGGTCGACGGTACGCCTCCTGCGAAGTCCCTGGAGCGCGATCTCGCCCTGCCCCCTGGTCTGCCTACCCCCCAGGCCGAGACGCTCACCACGGAGCCCCCTGCGCAGCCGGACGGGGACGGGACGCGCGCGGCGCCGATCACGGTCACGGCGCCGGAGCACACCGAGACCGCGTCGGCGGTCGTCAATACCGAGCCGACCGAGGCGCAAAAATCCGCGGGGAACTATCAGCACGGGCACGTCAAGCTGCAGGGCCTCGACATCTCGATCGAGAACCCACGCGGCTCGACGCGCACCGGGACCGGGCCGGACGGCTCGGCGTGGTCGGTCGAGATGCCGGCGGCCTACGGCTACATCCGCAGGACGGTCGGCGCGGACACCGAGCAGGTCGACGCCTACATCGGTGAGCACCCGGCCAGCCCATTCGTATTCGTGGTCGACCAGGTCGATGCAGACAGCCGGGCCTTCGACGAGCACAAGGCGCTCATGGCGTTCCGGTCGCGCACCGAGGCGCTCGCGGCCTACGACGCGGCGTTCTCGGATGGCCGCGGGCCGGAGCGTCGCGGCGCCGTCACGCAGATGTCTGTCGCGCGCTTCAAGGAATGGCTGGCGAGCGGCGACACGACGAAGCCGATGGCCTACCGGGAGACGGCGAGGAAATCGGCTCCCGAGCCTACGGCCGCAGCGGTTTCCCCCGCGTCGACCCCGGCGGAGGAAATCACCGCACCGGAGCCGGCTGCCCGTGCAACAGAAGCCGCCCCCGCTGCAACGCCGGCCCGCCGGGCGGTCGCCGACGTAGAGCGGCGCGCCGCCAGCTTGGAGGATGCCCGCGGCCGGCTGCCTGAGGGCTACGCGATCCGCCGCGACGAGGCGCAGCCCGACCGCCTGGCGCTGGTCGCCCCGGACGGCACCACGGTCTCCGGGCTCAGCGCGGTCGACAGCATCAGCGAGAAGAGCTTGGGGCTGGGACTGCGCAACATGGTAGGCCGGGCGAAGAAGCACGCCGCCGCGGCCGCACCGCGCGAACAGGCGCCGGCCGAGCCGGAGGCGCCGCTGGGCGTCATTGTGGGCGATCAGCCTAATCCGGAGGGTTCGGCCGACACGACCCGCCCGCCCAGCGACGACGCCAGGGTGGGCGTCGAGACGCCGGCGGTCAACCCCGAGGCGACGGAAAGCACGGCCAGCGCCGCGCCGCGCGCCGGGTACGGCCAGAAGAACTCCGTCTTCACCGAGGACGCCGCCGCCAAGGCGCGCGAGATCCTGCGCAAGAAGCTGTCCGGCTCGCAGCTCAACAGCGGGCTCGACCCCGAGGTGGTGCAGGCCGGCATCACGCTGGCGGGCTACCACATCGAGGCGGGCGCGCGCGCCTTCGCCCACTACACCCGGGCGATGGTCGCTGACCTGGGCGAGGCGGCCCGGCCCTACCTGCGCGCGTGGTACGAGGCGGTGCGGCACTACCCCGGCTTCGACGCCACCGGCATGACCCCGGCGGCGGAGATCGACGCCGGGGAGGTCGGCGCCCGCGACGATGCACCCCCGTCTTCCAGGGGAGAGGGGGACACAGTTCCCGCGCCCCAGGCAGCCGCGGCCGCAGCGCCGGCGTCCACCCTCGCGACCCTGCCCGACACGTTCGCCGAGGCGTTCCGCGACGGCCGCCGCTTCGCCACCATCACCGATGCGCGCCGGTTCGCCAGCGAGGCGCTCGGCCGACGTGTCGAGGCCGGGACCACGCTCGCGAAGCAGGTCGACGAGGCGATCGAGGCCGGCGCCGTCCAGCGGGCCCGCGACATCGTCGCCGAGGGCCGCGGCGCGCGGGAGACCTTCGACGCCCTGGTTGACCTGCAGGACCAGATGCCGACGCTCGGCGTGCGCACCTCGACGTCGGTCGCACAGCAGGCCTACTCGACCCCGCTGCCGCTCGCCTATCTCGCCTCCCGGCTGGCCGGCATCACCGACCAGACCGCGGTCTACGAGCCCACCGCGGGGAACGGCGCCCTCCTGATCGCGGCCAACCCGGACAGGGTCTATGCCAATGAGCTGAACGCCGACCGGGCCGACAGCCTGCGCCGGACCCTGCCCGGCGCCGAAGTGACCCGGCACGATGCCGCGGGGTGGAAGCCGGCGCGGCGCTTCGACGTGGTGATCGCCAATCCGCCGTTCGGCCTGGTCAAGGACGAGGCCGGCCAGACCCGGCGCTTCCAGGTCGACGACCGCTACACGACCAGCGAGATCGACCACGCGATCGCCCTGAAGGCGCTGGGCGCCATGAAGCCGGACGGGTCGGCGGTGCTGATCGTCGGGAGCGTCGCCAAGACGGCCCGCACCGAGGAGGCCCGGTCGGACGCCTACAATGGCAAGGCCAAGCGGGAGTTCTATCTGACCCTGTACGGCCGGTATAATGTCGTCGAACACTTCACCGTCGCCGGCGAGCTCTACGAGAAGCAGGGCGCCGGCTGGCCGGTGGACGTGATCGTGATCCGGGGCCGCGGCAAGTCCGCCATGCCGGTCCCGGCGGCGAGCGTCCCGCGGGTGCTGGACACCTGGGATCGCGTCGCGGAGGTGCTGCAGGATGATCGCGCGGACGTACTTGAACACGCTGACCGAGCGAGCGATAGCGGTGATCTCGGAGAGCCCCGACCCGCAGGCGACGATGCGCGAGATCGCGCAGGCGGCGGAGAGGAGCGGGCTGATCGACAGTCCGGGCGACGTGAGGATGGAGGACCCGGAGGAGTTCGTCAGGGATCTTCTGGTGGACAATCCGCGAGCGAACGATCTCCTGAACCTGAACGCCGAGATGAAGCCGAACCCCGAGACGATCAGCGACCTGTCCGAGCTGCTCGACGCGATCCCGTAGCAGGTGACGCCGAGAACGCGCGGCAGGTCTCGTACAGGCCCGCCAGCGCGGTCCAGGGCATGGGGACCCTGGTCCCCGTCAACATGGGCACGGCGCTCGACAGCGCGCTCACCGAGCTGCGGGAGCGTGCCGGCGGGGTCGACGGCTACGTGGCCGACCGCCTGGGCTACGCGCCTGACACTCTCGGCGACGTGTTCGGCGCCGAACAGATCGACGCCATCGCGCTCGCGATCGACAACATGGAAAAGGGCGCCGGCTTCGTGCTCGGCGACCAGACCGGCATCGGCAAGGGGCGCGTCGTGGCCGCGGTGCTGCGCTACGCTCTGAAAGCCGGGCGTACCCCGATCTTCATCACCGAGAAGCCCAACCTCTACGCTGACATCTACCGCGACCTCTCCGATATCGGCGTGCCGACGATGCTGGGACGCGACCCGCGCATCCTGATGACGAACGCCGATGAAGCCGTCCCGCTCGACGATGAGGGCCGGGCGGTCCTGAAGTCGCGCGGCGCGGCGGCGCACAACGCCCTCCTCGATCGCCTCACGCCGGAGACCTTGCGCAACGAGTTCGACGTCGTCTTCACGACCTACGCGCAGATGCAGACCGTCAAGGGTGCGATGACGTCCCGCATGCGCTTCCTCGATCGCATCGGCGCCGGCGCGATCGTGGCGTTCGACGAGAGCCACAACGCCGGTGGCACCACGAAGGCCGGCGGCACCAGCTCCGAGGGCCGCGGAGAGACCGGGCCGGACGAGATGAACCGCGCCACCTTCGCGCGCCAGCTCGCTCGAGCCGCCCACGGGGTGCTCTACTCCTCGGCGACCTACGCCAAGCGGCCGGAGGTGATGGACCTCTATGCGACGACCGACATGCGGCTGGCGGTCGCCGACCCCAAGGACCTGTCGGCCGCCATCCTCAAGGGCGGCGTGCCCATGCAGCAGATCGTCGCCACGATGCTGGCGCGCGCCGGTCAGTACGTCCGCCGCGAGCGGTCGTTCGACGGGATCGCCTACGACAGCCCGGTCGTCGCGGTGGAACGCGGGACCTATGCGGCCTACTCCACGATCTTGGCCCGCATCCAGCGGTTCTCCGAAACCGTCGTCCAGCCGCGCCTGAAGGCGATCGACAAGACGCTGAAGGCCGAGGGCAAGGCCGCGTCGACGGACGGCTCGACCGGCGGCGCCGGCGCGTCCTCGACCAACTTCACCAGCATCATGCACAACCTGATCGACCAGATGCTGGTCTCCATCAAGGCGAACGCCGCGGCCGACGACGCGATCCAGGCGCTGCGGGAAGGCAGGAAGCCCGTCATCACGCTCTCGAACACGATGGGCTCGTTCATCGCCGACTACGTCGAGGACACCGGCTTGGCGCCGGGGCAGCCGATCGACATCGCCTTCAACACCATGCTGGAGCGCTACCTCGACCGGACGCGCATGATCCTGATCCGGCGGCCCTTCATGAAGAAGGGCGAGACGGCCGACCGGCACTACATGACCGACGACGAGCTCGGCCCCGACGGCGTCGCCGCCTATCGCGCCGTCGCGGCGCTGATCCGCGACACCGACCTGTCGAGCCTGCCGGTGTCGCCGATCGACCACATCCGCAAGCGCCTGACCGACGCGGGCTACAAGGTCGCCGAGATCACCGGCAGGACCGAGCAGATCGACTACCGCGGCGACGGCGCCTACTACCGGGCGCGGCCCGACCGCGAGCGCAGCATCGCCGCGCGCCGCAAGGCGATCACCGGCTTCAACCGCGGCGACATCGACGTGATGATCCTGAACCAGGCCGGCTCGACCGGCCTGTCGCTGCACGCCAGCGAGAAGTTCAAGGACCAGCGTCCGCGGCACATGGTGATCGCCCAGCCCGAGAAGAACATCGACACGCACATGCAGATGCTCGGGCGGATCAACCGCACCGGGCAGGTGGTGAAGCCGTCCTACGCCCAGCTCGTCGCCGACGTGCCGGCGGAGAAGCGGCCGGCCGCGGTGCTGGCGAAGAAGATGGCCAGCCTCAACGCCAACACGACGGCCAGCCGGTCGAGCGCCCTGACGGCGCGCGACGTGCCCGACTTCATGAACGCCTACGGCGACGAGGTCGCGGCCCGGCTGATGGCCGACATGCCGGAGACGCATCTCCTCCTCGGATCGCCGCTCAAGAGCGCCGAGGACGCGGACGGCTACCGCACAGAGGACGCCATGCGCCGGGTCACCGGACGCATCCCGCTTCTTCCGATCGAGCAACAGGAGGAGCTGTACGGCCTGCTGGAGGCCGACTACGCCGCCTACCTGGCGCAGAAGGACGCCGCTGGCGAGAACGCGCTGGAGGCCAAGACGCTGGCGCTCGCCGCCCGGACGCTCGACCGGCGCCAGGTCGTCGCCGCGACCGGCATGAGCCCGTTCGCCGCGCCTGTCTTCGTCGAGCGGGTCGATGCCCGCCGTCTCGGCAAGCCGTTCTCGACCGCGGAGGTGCTCGACAAGATTGCCGTACGGCTCCGGCTGGACCGCGACGGGCTCGACGCTGGAAGCCTCGGGACGATCGCCAGCGCGGCGCGGGAGGACACCGCGCGTGAGGTCGCTCGCGTCACGGTCACCTTCCGCGCCTACCAGCGCGAGGTGCTCGACGAGATGGAGAACGAGCGGACGCGCCAGTCGACAGAGGACCGGCTGGACCGGCAGTTCGCGCGCTGGCGCCTGCTGCGGGAGACGGCCGAGGTCGGCACCGCGGTCCGGCTGAAGACCGACGGCGGCAACCTCTACGGCGTCGTCATCGGCGTCGAGCGCACCGGCCAGGCGAAGAACCCGGCCGCGCTGGGGACGTGGAAGACGATCGTCGCGCTGGCCGACGCATCGCGGCAGATCATCCTCCCGATGTCGCAGCTCTACACCAACGAGACGGCGCCGACGGAGGCCGGGCGCGGCGCGGTCATCGTCGAGCGGGCCGAGACGATCGGCGATGTCCCGGTCCTCGAAGCATTCGACCGGATGCAGCAGGACGTGCGCGAGGAGCGCACCATCGTCACCGGCAACATGCTGGCCGCCTTCGATCATGTCGAAGGGCGCGGCTCGATCGTCAACTTCACCGACGACCAGGGCGACGTGCGCCAGGGCATCCTCATGCCGCGCGACTACGACTACGACCAGGCGCAGGGCGACCGGCCCGTCGAATTCCGGAGCGCTGCCCAGGTCATCGCCTTCGCCGAGCGCGGGCACACCGCCGTATCGGTGGACGGCGCGGTCGAAGTCTCCCTCGGCAAAAAGGGTGACGTGGACGTCACCGTTTCGGCATCGAAGGCGCGCGGCGGCCGGTACTTCCTGTCGCAGCCCGTCATCCGTGCGATCGGCCAGGACTTCGTCAGCGCCGGGAACCGGATGCGGGCGACCGTGGCGGTCGGACAGGCCGAGCCCGTCATCGAGGCGCTGCGCGGCGCCGGCGCCGTCTTCCGCACCGGCGGGGCGACCGAGAGCGAGCGGCAGGCGCAGCGCGAGGCCGCGCGCGAGATCATCGGCACCGGCGGCGAGGAGTTCGCCCGCGCCGAGCGGCGCGCGCCGCGCACCGAGGCGGCGGACCTGAACGAGAAGAGCCTTGAGACGGAGCTGCAGCGGCTCGGCCTGGGCGACCAGGTCGCTGTGCGGCTGGTCGAGGTGATCCGCGACCTGCGCGGCCGGCCGGTGCCGGAGGCGCGTGGGCGCTACGCCTATCGCCTGATCGACATCGCGATCGGCGCGCGCGACCGGATCGGGACGCTGCACCACGAGACGATCCACGCGCTGCGCGACCTCGACGTGATCCGGCCGGCCGAGTGGTCGGCGCTTCGCCGCATGGTGCTCTCCGACCCCGACCTGACGGCGTGGGCGGCGCGGGAGTATCCCGATCTCGACCAGGACGCCCAGATCGAGGAGGCGATCGCCGAACGCTTCGCCGAGTGGGCGGCCGACCGCGGCACAGAGCCGCGCGGCTTCATCCGGTCCGCCTTCGAGCGCATCCGCGACTTCATCCGGGGCCTGGGGCGCGCGCTGCGCGGCCAGGGCTACACCGATGCCGACATGGTGTTCGCGCGCATCGACCGAGGGACGATGGGGCAGCGGGCGCAGCGTCAGGCGCGCGACGACGCCGGCCGCTTTCTCGGCGACTGGCGCACCCACATCGACGAGCCGGGACCGATGGGCATCTCGCCGCGCTTTGCGGCGGCCTACGACCGGGCGATCGACGTCGATGGACTGGAGGCACGCGCGGCGCGGGCGCTCGATCTGCCGGGCATTGCTGCGGCGCCCGGCCCGGACGGCCCACAACCGGGGAACTCGCGCTTGTCGGATTACCTCCGAGAGCTTTCGAGCAGCCCATTGACCGTGCCTCGCGACACGGCTCCGGAGCGCCGGCCGGAAGATGTAGACCCCGTCCGGCCCGAGGGCAAGATGGCCCGCGGGCCGCGGCGCCCGGCGCCGCCGGTGCGCTTCGAGAACCCCGAGACCGAGGTCCGCTGGCGGAAGGCCCGGGAGGGCGTCGCGGGGCAGGAAAGCTTCATCCAGCGGGCGACCGAGCACCTGAAATACGTCGCGGCCGGCTTCCGCCGCCACTACATCAACTTGCCGGAGACGGCCCGGTTCGCCGACGTGTCGCAGCAGCTCCGCAAGCTGGAGGCGGCGCCGCAGGTCTCGAAGGAGAACATCGTCAGGATCCTGCGCGGGCTCACCGACGGCATGACCCCGGCGGACCTGGACCTGTTCACCCGAAAGGTCGTGCTCGACGACCTAGCCTGGGAGAGCGAACAGGATCACGCCCTGCCCTTCGGCTTCACGCCGGAGAGCGTCACGGCCGAGCTCGCCCGGCTCGACGCGGCGCTGGCCGAGAGACCCGACCTCGTCGAGAAGGTTCGGGCGCGCAAGATGATCGTCACGTCGGTCGCCCGCCAACTGGTCGACGCCGGCGTGCTGCGGCGCGAGCAGGTCCGCAACCCCGCGTACTATCGGCACCAGGTCCTCGACTACGCCCGCGCGGAGATCGCCGCCGCGCGCAGCGGCGGCCAGAAGCTCCGCACGCCGCGCTGGGCAAGCCGCGCCGGCTCGTCCCTCGACATCAACGCCAACTTGCTCGAGGCCGAATTCGACTGGCTGCACAAGGCGTTCATCAACATCGCCGAGGCCCGCACAATCGAATGGATCAAGCGCAGCGGCCACAACGTCCGCGACCAGGTGGTCGCCGCGGTGAAGGCGAGCAACGCGCGCCATCTCCAGACGCGCCTCGACCGCGACGCCGAGAAGGCCGGCTACGTGACGCCGACCGGCCGGCAGACCAGCCCGCTCGCCGAGGAGCTGATGCGCTTCCGTCAGCGGATCGCGATGGGTCTCGAACAGGTCCGCGCCGCGATCGAGAGCGGCAGCCTGGGCGACATCCCGGCCGAGTACCGCGGCACCGCCGATGCGCTGCTGGACGAGGACCGCCACGACGACGGGCGTCTCTACCAGTTCCTCGCCTGGATGCTCGACAACGACAAGCCGGGCGCCGCCGGCGCGGCGATGGCGTTCAAGGCGGTCAGCGGCCGGCGCGCCTTCGTGAAGGACCTGCTGGGCGAGCGCTACATCGACCCAACCGACATCGACACCGCCGTCAAGCGCGGCTTCGCGCCGGAGGGCTACGTCGCGTGGCAGCCCGAAGAGGGCCGGATGATGTTCCTGGCCAAGACGCTGCCCGAGCACGTCATGGACCGGATGATGCGCAGCATCGAGGGCCAGATCGCGACCAACCTGAACATCCCCGCGGCCGAGGTGCGCGGCTACATCGCCGAGGCGCGCACCATGCTCGCGGTCGGCGGGCCGAAGTACCAGATGGTGCTTCCCGAGGAGCTGGCACTGACCCTGAACAGCCTGCGCAGTCCGGCGGCCGAAGGTCCTGCCGAGGCGCTGCTACAGGCGCCGACCAGGGCATGGAAGGTGTGGACGCTGCTCAACCCACGGCGCGTCCTGAAGTACAACCTGAACAACCTCAGCGGCGACCTCGATGCGATCATCGCCGGCAACCCGCGCGCCCTGCGCAAGGTCGGCGAGGCGGCGCGGGAAATCTACCTCGTCGCCAAGAACCGGCAGGCGCCGTCGCAGAACTTCCGCGACGCCATCGAGCGCGCGGTGTTCGACAGCGGGCTCTCGATCCAAGAGATCCCTGACGTCAACCTGCTGCGCGAGTTCGCGCACCTGACCGAGCGGCCGGGCCTCGGCCGGCCCGACAAGCTGGCGGTGCGCGGGTTGCAGGCGTACTGGAACGCGACGAAGCGCTGGACGCAGTACCGGGAAAGCGTCCTCCGCTACGCCGCGTACCTCGACTACATCGAGCGCATCCAGGCCGGCGAGAGCATGGAGAAGATCGGCTACGGCGCCAGCCGGCCCAGCATGATCGACGCCGTCACCGACGAGCGCGACCGCGCGGCGCTGCTGGCCCGCGACCTGATCGGCGACTACGGCGCCATCAGCGCCTTCGGGCAGGAGCTGCGTCGCTATGTGCTCCCGTTCTGGTCGTGGACCGAGATCAACCTGAACCGCTACTGGCGCCTCACCGGCAACGCCTACAGCCAGGGCGTCGGCAAGGGGTTGAAGACCACCGGCGTGATGGCGGCCGGGCTCGGCGCGCGCACGACAGTCTACCTCGTGCTCCGCATGGCGGCGCTCTACACCCTCGTGCAGCTCTGGAACAACCTGGTCTTCCCCGACGACGAGGACGACCGGACGACCGAAGAGCGCGCGCGCCTGCATCTGAACCTGAGTCGCGACGAGAACGGCAAGGTGATGACCCTGAAGTTTCAGGGCGCGCTGTCCGACGCGCTGGCGTGGATCGGCCTTGAGGATGCCATCGCCGCCGGGGCGGAGGTCGAGAAGGGCCGCGCCTCGTTCTGGAAGGTCCTCACGGCAATCGGCAAGGCGCCAGTCAACAAGCTGGCGAACAGCGTGACGCCGGTCATCAGCGCGCCGTACGAGGCGGCGACGGGCGACAAGCTGTGGCCGGACTTCTTCAACCCCCGGCCCATTCGCGACGGCTGGCGCCACATCGCGCAGACCTTCTCCGTCGAGAACGAGTACGACCTGATCTTCGACCGCCCGAGCCGGGGCTACGCGCGGTCCTGGAAGGAGGGGCTGGTCAGCGCGCGGGATCCGGGCGAGCAGGCCTACAACCGGATGCGCGGCCTCACGTTCGACTGGCTCAAGCGGGTGAAGGGCCGCGATGGCGGCGGCTTCGGCGAGAGCCCGACCAGCGACGCCCTCTACGACTACCGCCAGGCCAAGAAGTTCGGCGACCGCGCCGCCGAGCGGGATGCGCTCGACCGGATGAATGCGCTGCGCATGGACCGGGATCAGGTCAAGCGATCGGTGGTGCGCGCCCAGCCGCTCGGGGCGATCGCACCCAAGGACCGCTCTGCCTTCCTCGCCACCCTGACGCCAGAGGAGCGCGAGCTCTTGCCGATCGCCAATCGGTGGTACATCGAGACCTTCGCCGCGCGGCCGGAGCCGGTCGAGTAGGACATGGGCTGCTGGATCGGGATGTTGGAGCGGCCCGCCGTGCAGGACCGCCCTTCGTCGCTGGCCGACGGGTCAATCCCCCAAACGAAGGACGACGTGTCGCCCGCCTCGTGCCACGCTGCGCGCCGAGGGGTGGAGAGAGGCCAGGATCGACCGATGCCGCGCGCCGGACGCTCCGTTCTGACTGTCGCCCTTCTCAGCGTCGCCGCGGCCTGCACGCCGGCGAGCGACTGGACGCCAACCGTCGACCGCGGCCAACCGGGCTTCGACGCCGCGGTCTACGAGCGCGACCTCACTGGCTGCCGCCACTATGCCGAGCTCGTCGAGACGGGGCAGCCCGGCATCAACCAGCGGGACAGCGACACAGCGACCTCGATGGGGCTGGCGATCCTCGCCGGTACAGCGACGGCGATCTTCGGCGGGATGCTGATCGGGCTGGAGGGACCGATCGCATGGGTGGGCCAGCAGGTGTCGCCGACCGCGCGGCCGCCGGTAGACATCCAGCGCAAACGGCTCGCCTATTGCATGACGGCGCGGGGCTATGTCCTGCGGGACTGACGAGCGGATCGAAGCAGCGTCTCGACCATCCCACGGCGCGCGCCCGGCAGGGTCGCTCTCAGGAGCCGGCGTGGCGCCCGAAAAACGCCCGCGCTGTTCGCATCTCGTGGTCGGGGGCCACTCACCTAGCCCAAACGGGCCGATCGCGCTGGCGCGGGCCTCTACGGGGCAGCAATCGGCATTTGGGGTTTCTCTCGCGCGTAGGCGTACGTGGCGCGTCGCGGCCGTGAGACGCGCCGTAGCCCTCGATCAGCCGCCGGCGAGGTCGCCGATCCGGGTCCGGCCGTCCGCCTTGCGCAGCGCGACCAGGAGCCGCATGACGGCGTGGGCCGCGTCGGTGGTGGTCGCCTCGCCGTCGTCAAGGAAGCCGGCGTTGCGCAGCCCGTCGAGGTGAGCCGGTCCGAGCAGCATGCGAACTGGCACGATCCCCATGCGCCGGCGATCACGGCTCAGCTTCATCCGCTCCGCCGCGGTATGGGTCTGCGTCTCGGTCTTCCCGTTCGCCTTCTTCGTCGCGGCTCGCGGCATGCGTCGTATCTCCTGCGCCGATCGGTCGGTGAAGGAGGAGATGTCACGCGCAGATGTTTCGTGCAACAGCACCCCGCGTCGGACCGTGCATGGATGCCGCCGCGCGGCGCGCGGGAGGCCGACAGAGAGGTGATGTGACGCGGGGGTACTCCCCACCCCCGAACGGAGAAGGCCCGTCCAGCTCCGGATTTTCGGCCCTGGCGTCGATCCTGGTCAGATGGGGTTGCGGGCAACAACCGCAGGGTCAGCGGCGCTCCGTCACCGGCGGCGTCTCGGTCGGATCGTCGCTCCCGGCCACGATGTCGCGCAGCTTCCACCGCGCCGTCCGCACCAGGGCGTCGAACCGCTCGCGCTGCTCGGCCGTCAAGCCCTTCAGCTCCTCGGCATCGACGTACGGCATCACGGTGAGCCGCTCCAACGCCACGACTACGTCGAGGACGTTCTCCGGCAGGGCATCGTCGCGGCCGGACTTCACGCGATCGGACCAGTGGTCGACGAACAGCGAGTAGATCTCGTCGTCATTGTCGTCGCCCGCGCCAGCCTCGGCCGCGACCTCTGCGACATCCGCAGCGGGCGCCGGCGTCGGGACGATCGCAGCCGGGTGAGGCGCCGCCGGCTCCGCAACCTCCTCCATCTCGAAAAGGTCGGACATCTCGGCGGCCGTGATCGGCTCATCGGCGGCCGCGGCGGCGCGCGTCTCGTCCTCCTCCAGCACCTCCTCCGCGACCCCTTCGATGACCTCCTGGAAGGTCGGCTCGGCGCCCTCTTCCGGCGCGTCGCCGAACAGGTCGTCCGTGTCGATTTCGAACTCCAGCTCGGCCCTGTGCTGGGCGATGATTTCGAGCGCGTCGGCCTTGCTAACCCGTTGACCGGATTCGGCTCGCGCAAGCGCGGCGTCCACCGCGGCGGCTGGCGTCTTCGCCGCTGATAGGGCGTACAACGCCGACAGGTCGAAGGCGCCCAAATCCGAACCCGGTTCGGATTTGAAGCGCTCATAGAGCCGCATCAACTTCTGCGCTGTCCGGTCGCTCATGTTGAACTCGGCGTCGATCCAGCCCATGAAATTGCCGTGCCCGAGGCGGTCCTTCACCGCCGTCAGGCACTCGCCCATCGCCATGAGGCTTTCGATGGTTTGGCGGCCGTGCTTGCGGATCAGCTTCGCGTGGTCGCGCGCGAACTTGGCGTCAGCGACATCGATGTTGCGATAGGAGAACTTCACCACTTCGGTCATCTGCTGCTCTCGGTTCGTTGACAGGATCGCCGCCGCTTCGCGCGGCTGCTCCGGTCAGATATAGGCTCGACGCCTCACGACGTCTGCACGACAAGCGTCGACGCGCAAGAAAGGCCCCGCCTACATGGCAGGGCCTTCCCCGTGCGGCGTCCGGCCGATGGTCCAGACGCAGCGAACCTCGGTGCTACAGGTAACGGTGCATCGGTTCAGCGGCCTCAGTTCGGCGCGCCGTTGCGCACGATCCACGACCGCGCCTTCAACGCCGCCGCGCACAGCGCCAGGAGCGGCGTCGCCGCGTAGGACCGATGTGCCCGACCGTCGGGATCGGACAGCGGCTGCGCCATCACCGTCCGGCCGCCGATCGTCACGGCGCGTACCACGAACGGCCCCGGCCAGTGAACGTTGGCGAAGCCCCCGCCCGCGCCGTCGTTCCGGACCAGCCATTCCCAGCCCACTGGCACGATGCGCAACGTCGCCGGGAACGACGCGGTGAAGCGCATCGCGGCCGCGGAGGCGACGCGCCCGGACGACACGACCTCTGCGATCGCACGGTCCAGCACCTCGCTCGGCGCCGGCGCGCGCTCGATGCGCTCGATCAACTCGTCAAGACGCGCGTCGTCAGCAAGCACCTGCAGACCAGCGAAGTCGACCAGCAGCAGCGACCGCAGGGCCGGCAAGAGAGGCCGCGGCCCTGCTGACAGGTCGACCGTCTGGCCGGGTTCGCACCACAGACGCAGCGGCCGGGACCGCGATGGCGGACGCGAAGGAGGCCGGTTCATCGCCGACCCCTCCGCTTCGTGGAGGAAGGCAACGAACTCCGCTCCTCCTCCAGGTCCTCGATCGCGGAGGCCAGCAGCCGATAGGTCTGGACGTCGTAGTCGTCCTCTTCGATGCCCAGCTTGCCCGATACGTCGCCCTCCAGGCGCCGCAGAACGATCCGGAGTTTCGCAAAGCCAAGCTCCGGCCCGAGATGCGCTGCGGCGATCGTCTTCACCGCGGCGTCCTCGACGGGGAACATCGCCGAGATGTCATCGTCCGGCACCGCCGGATCACGGTAGGCAGTAAAGACGCGGGTGAGTTCGGCCAGGGCGGCCCGGATATCCGGGCCACCCTTCGAGGTGCGTGTTGCGCGTGTCATTTTCGCACCCCCCTCAATGCACGATCGATAGGAGATCGAGCAGCGCGGAAGCGGCGAGCTCGTAGTCCTGCCGCTCCCACGTCTCTGCCTCTTCGAGATGATCCTCGCAGTCCCGCATGCGGCTCAGCAGGACCCGCAGCTTGCCGGTCGCCAGGACCAGCCCGCCGCGTTCCCCGATCAGCGCCTGGACGAGGGCGTTCTCCCGGTCGAGGTCCTCATCGAGTGCGTCGTCTTCCAGATCCTGGTTCTTGGGGGCCAGCAGGTGTTGCACCTTCTCGCTATCCTGCACCGTCCCTTCGAGGAGCGGCACAATGGGGTCTTCGATCTTCGATTTCATCGCCGCGCCCTCCCTCAAGCCGCCCGTGCGCGATGCACGACGAGGTGGGGGTTGTCCCTCTCAGGCATCAGGTGCCCGGCGCCGAGCGTGTCGGCGGAGACGCCGGCGGTCTCCTCCAGGTACATCAGGACGGAGTAGAGGCAGGCGATCGCCGTGCTCCATTCCTCCCGAAGCGCGCCATCGTCCTCCATGTTGGCGACGGCGATCTGCAGTGCACTGTCGTAGCCGTGCATGAGCTGCGCCATTGCGCCGGCCGCCGACGTTGCACGGCAAGCGGCGAGCGCACCGATCAGCCTTGCGTTGCGCTCGAACATCTTCGCCTCAAGCCGGTCCAGCTTCTCCGACAGCGCCGGGTCGGTGGACATCGCCGCGATCGACCTCTTGTCGGCCGAACTTCGCACCGCCCATAGGTCGGCGATCTCGCGCCCGATCTTCTCGGCCGGGCAGCACTGCTGGCCGGTGAGCGACGTGGTGTTGGCGCGGCCGGGGCGGCGCTTCGTCTTCTCGGTGTGGCCGCTCATGACAGGGCCCTCCAACTGCCGGTGAGCCTGCGGACGTCGTCCTCGATGTTCAGGACCAGCATCAGGGTCAGGCGGTGGTACGCCGCCACGCGGCCGTTCTCGTCGAAGTGGTCGCGCAGGATGCGGCGGCTCAGCATCGACAGCTTCGCCTCCACGTCCGCCAGATCGACGCCATGGTGGCAGGTCGCCTCGTAGACGTAGTCGTCGAGCGTGCGCTCGAGGTCGTCCCACTTCTTGGAGTTGCGGCTGCGGTTGCTGATCTGATCGGCGATCCGGGCATGCTGCTGCGCGGCGGCGCGGATCGGCGAGGCCGGCGTGGGATGGGTGTTCATCGTCGCTGCCTCCCTCACCAGCCGGCTGTGTACTTGGTCGCGCCGTAGCCCGACCCGTACGCCTTGGTGACGTGGCGGCGCGTGCCACGTGCTGCGGCCGCGCGGAGGCCGCGCGACAGGCGGGCCCGCTGGTCAGCGCCGTTCGCTAGCGCCGCCTTCTTCGCGCGGATCTCGGCGATGATCTTGCGCGTCTCGATCGTCACCGGGTTGGCGTTGTACGCCGCCCAGGTGATCCGGAGTGCTTCAGGGAGGAAGTCGGCGACGCTGCCGCCGTAGATGGTCTGGCCGCGGCGGGCGAGCGCCCACGCTTCCAGCATGACAAATTTGGAGGACATCGGTTGCTCCACAGTTCGGCTTTCTAGGCCGTGGTGCCAGGCATCGGACCTGGCGCCGGGAGCTAGAAACCCGCTGTGGACGGGCGAGCTTATTCGTGCCCCTCACGGGGCCTTATTTCGCCGCACTCCCGGCATAAAACAGGCACAAAAAATCCGCCGGGCTCTCGGGGGCGGGGACCGCCACAGTTCAGGTGTTTCTAGCACCGTGGACGATGTTGCGCGCAACGCTCGGCGAAGTCAATATGCGCGCGAAAATTTCACGGATGCGCGGAGCGAAGAAGTTGGAGCACCCCTCGACGGTCGCCGCTCTTTCGGCCGATGACGAGTTCCTGCAGGCGATCCGCGATGAGCGCCGCCGCGGGCGCGCCGCACGTACGGCGTGTCCTGGTCGCGATCGCAAGAGGTGGCCGAGGCCCATGCGCGCGGCGTCAAGCGCACGTGCGGCGGCGGGTCGGTCGTCATCCGAGCGTTCGCGCCCGCCCAGGCGATCATCTGCGATGTCGCCGTGCACGTCGGCGATGGCTTCCGCATCGAGGAGGAGGTGCTGGTCGACCGGCGCCACCTGCGCCGCGTGGACGTCGTAGCGCGCTACTCCCAACTCACCCACGAGGAGCTGCGGGCAATCGTCGAGCACGAGGATCAGCAGGCGTTGGTGAACGGCGGCCCTGGACAGTAGGGTTCGTCGAGGTCGTCATCGTAGTAGGCGGTGGCGTTCTGCCTGAACCATCCAGTCTCTGCGAGCGCAACCGTCCAGCCGATGTAAGCGACGACCATCACCGCCACCAACGGTCGCCGGTGGTCGGGGTATCGCTTGTCGATGCGATTGCAGATGATCGCGACGATCGCGAGCGGCGACAGGAATACGATGAGGCTGAGTACGAGCCACCGCAGCTCGAATACCGCCCATCCGAGATAGACCGCGACGAGCGCCGCGCCGGCCAGGATGCCGGCGCCGGACCAGCGCCGTTCGAGCGTGCGGAATATCAGATAGCCGATGCCGCCGACGGCGCCGATGCCGGCGAGGAATATGAGCAGGTAGAGCAGCTTCTCCATGCGAAGCTCCAGCCGCCGGCTTCGCGCAGATGTGCCGCTGCGTGCCCGCGTTCAACACCACCCCAGCCCCATCACCAGCGGAAACGATAGCACGGCCTCCCGGCCGCCCGTCCAGGCGGCGGTCGACCGCTGTTGCACGCAACCGCCACCTGTGGCCACCCTTACAGCCCAGGGCAAGCAGGGTGGGGGCCAGCCGTGCGTGTGATCTATCCCGAGGACCATGAGATGAGCGTCGTCCGGCGGCTGGTCACCGCCCTCGTGCAGGATTGGGACACCCTCCCGAAGGTCCTCCGGGACAAACTCATCCGCACAGCCACCCTGGCCTTCGATCCGGACCTGACCCAGGCGACGACGGGGCTGGAGCACGACATCCGGGTCTTCATCCACGATCACCAGGCCCGCGCCGCCGAGGGGCCGTCCCGGCTACCACCGGCTGAAGAGTGATGCGCTGTGCACTTCGAGGAGCCATCGAATGCCCCAGGTTCGTCTTCACTGGCTTCATGATCTCGGTGGCCCAACGGCGGCCGGCGATTACACGGTGCCCGCCCTGAACGGCGATCTCATCCGGGTGACGACCCAGGATATCAACGTCGCAACGACCTGCGGCGGCCGGTGCTGGTTTACCGCCACCCGGCGCGCGCCTCTCGCGAGCGCGGTCATCTGGACGCTCGGCGCCTACGAGGTCGAGGAAGACGACTGATCGGCGTTCTGGCGGTGCTGGAATGAAAAGGGGGAGGCTTGCGCCTCCCCCCTACGGACGCCTGTATCGCGGGTAGCAACCAGGATCCTGGCTCCTGTCAAGAGCAACGTCCTGATGATGGTGAGCCGCGGACTCGGCGTCAAGGCAAAGGGGGCCCGATCGACCCTTCTGCCGGACAAGCCCGCGCCGCCCCAAAAACACGTCGGCTGTTCGCATCTCCTCTCGGGGGTAGGCAACCCTACCCCCTGACCGAGATCGCGCTCGCCGACATGTCCTTGGGCCGGCATCCCCTATCTGAGGGGTTCGGTGTCACCACCCACGAACTACGCTTCCGCCGTATGGGGACGGAGGAGGCGATGGCATCACCCTCACCGACAGGGAGGTAGCCAACGGCGCTGAAGAGCACATCCTGAACCTCTACCAGGCGGCACTCTTGAAGACCCTGGATCGGGGCGCGGCGATCTTCGATCGGGCGATAGAGGGCGGCGGCTACGAGGTCTTCTTCTCGCCGTCAGCGGCGGCGATGCTCAGAGATGAACTGGTGCGCCGCAATCCGGTCGAATGTGACCCGCCTTCCCTCGATGGGCTGGGAGCCCTCGCAGCCGACGCCACGGCATGGGAGGCGCTGGAGGCATTCCACGCCAAGCGCGAGTAATTGACCACGAAGGGATTGGCGCCAAAGCCCTCGACCTCACCGTTCGCGAATATACGGAACACCTTCCCCTCGTCGTCCACGATGAGAAAGGCCTCTCCGGCACGACGGTCGGACATAGCCGCGGCGGTGTTCCGCATTTTGAGCGTCGAGGAAACCATGATGACCGGCTCCCAAATGTGAAGGCGACGGCTTACGGCGCAGAACCTACCCAAGGCATCAGGATCAGCATAGCGTCATTGACGCGCGGTCGGGATGGTTACGTGTAACGCGCTCAACAGGCCTCCCCGTTGCATCCGGCGCGCCGACCGTCAGGACTTTTCAGGGCCAGTACGCGCGCGCGAGGGAGGTAGAGTTTTCGGAGCAATACGCGCGCGAGGCCAGCGACCGCCAGGCGGCAGCCCGCATAGGCTGGACGACCCGGACATCCTAAAAGGGAGGAGGAGCGCCGCCCGACCACAGGCGCAGCGGCATGAGGCGTGCGCAGATCCTGTTCGACAGCATCGGCACCACGAGGGGGACGCCACCGGCGGCACAGGACCAACTGGACCGCTCCACGCGCGAGAGAGGTGGGACCGCCGATCCAAGGGCGCGCCGAGCAGTGCCGGCATCCAGGCGCGTGCGGCGCGGCGGTGCGGCGAGCTGCTGAAGCAGTTCGACGGCTCAACCCGCAACCGAGGTGGTGCCGCTGCCGATACTACCTCCCAGCGTGAGGTGGCCGAGCACGCGGGGCTTTCCAAGCGAAAGCAGGTGACCGCCGTCCGGGTCGCCAACATCCCCAAGGAGAAGTTCGAGGCCGCGATCGAAGGCGACGAGAAGCCGACGATCACCGCCCGCTCAGCAGCGCCGGCGAGCCCACGGCGTCACCCGCAACGGGCGGACAATATGGACAGCCCTACGCGTGGGGGAGCGCCGCTGCCTCCGGGCGACGCCGCGATCGTGGCGGTCCTCAGCTTTCCGGGTTCCGGCGCCGCCAGTCGGCACAGGCTTCGAGCGCGCGATCGAGGGACCAGCCCGGGAGGGGTTTGCCGTCGTCGTCGATCAGGCCGGCCTCCAGCTCTGCGGCCGCGCAATGCCAGTGGCGGTCGATCCACGTCGGATCGTCGCTCAGCTTCGCCGTGATCGCGCGGGCGACGGCTTCGATGTTGCTGCGGTCGGCCATGAGGATGGCGAGCGTAGCACCAGAGGCGGCGGCGCTCTATCGGGCTGGGACGGCCTCGGGCAGCGGACGGAGGACCTGCGCCGGTGACGACGCCACGGCCTTCGTCGTGTCGCTCAATCTCAGGCGCCGGCACCTCGCCGAGAGCCAGCGGGCAATGGTCGCTGCAAGCCTTGCGACGATGCGACAAGGGGAGCGGACCGACCTTCAACCTTCCGCAAATTTGCAGAAGGTTTCCCAAGCTCGCGCTGCCGAACTTCTAAACGTCTCCGAACGGTCTGTTTCTGCCGCCCGCACCGTCCGCGACCACGCCTCACCAAAAGTCGTCGAAGCTGTAGAACGCGGCGGCCTCTCTGTCAGCACCGCCGAGAAGCTCGCCAAGCTGGACATCACCGAGCAGGAGGCGGTCATCCTCCTCGATCTCGCCGGGCCGGTCGCGACCACATTGCCCTGCGCCGCCCGAAAGAGGCCCGCGCCAGTCGCATCTCGCGTCAGGGGTAGGGTGACCTACCCCCGGAGAGAGATCGCGCCAGCGCGGCCGTCCTCGGGGCGGCGCAGGGCCTCCCGCTGTCGTCAGTGCGCCGGGAAGCGGTCAGCCGGCAGCCGGAAGGCGCGCCGCCACGCCTCCAGCCTGGCGCGAGCCCGCGCTTCCTCATCGGGGTCGTGGAGCGCCCACAGGATGGCCGTCCGGATCATGCGTCGCATCATGGCTGGGTGCTCTCCGACGTGAGGGGGCCGACGGCCCTGCTGCGACTTACATCGCCTGGGGCCGCACGAAGGGCAAGGGCTCGCCGGTCACGTCAACCACCAAACTCGCCGCTCGATCGGGGTGCACCGGCGCGGCGCCGCGGCACCTCTGGACCCGATCCGACGGCAGGCTGAGCGGCCCCAAATGCGACACCGTGTCGTATTAGGAAGCCCTCCAAATGCGAACCCGGTTCGCATTTCGGGCCGGCCAAAACCGACAACGTTGTCGGTTTTGAAGACTCGCTCTACCCCGCCTTGCGCGCCTGAAAACAGACAACGTTGTCCGATCTCGAAGGCCCTCAAATCGGAAACCGTTTCCGATTTGCCGCCCCGGTCGGCGGCTCATGACGGCTACGATTGCGGCCGCCGCTTCATGGTCTTCAGCTTCCGCGAGACCTCCTCCAATCGGCGGTTCGATGCCTCGATCTCAGCCCTCGTCGGGCCGCCTGAGGAGGACGACCGACGCGCCGCATCGGCGGCGCCGGGCGCCTGGGGGGCGGGGACCTCGGAAAGCCGCCGGATGTACTCGTCGAGCGCCGCGCGCGCCACGCACCGCTTCCGGGCGATCGTCACGGCGTGCAGCTTGCCGTTGTCGATCTCCGACCTCACGGACCTGGCGGTGATCCCGATCGTCTTGTTGGGGTCGAGGATCTGGGCCACCTCGTCGAGCGACAGGAAGTCAGGCAAGGATGCGCTCCTGGGAGTTGGGGCCGCCGGCTCGGTTCTCTCCGACACCGTCGGCGATGCCGCCCATCGAAGGCAACGCCTCGGGCATGAAGCCGGCGAGTACGAGGGATGCATCGCTGACGCCCGAGGGAAGGCTGGAGGGTCATCCACGGGGGCTACGCAGCGGACCCTTCAAACCGGACGTCGTACTTCCGGCAACCCGCGGACGGGTCGACCCCCGGAGACATCCCCCCGAAACCGGGGCATCTCGGACCGCGCTGGGAGCAGCGACGGCGCACGGTAGATCGACCCGCCCGGTGCCGGCAAGGGGCGAGGCCCTCGTCTGTCAGCGCCGCACGGCCGCCGGGTTGTCGAACGTCCCCGTCCAGATACCGGCGCGCGCCCGGCGCGCCTGGTCCTCCTGGGCCACATAGTCGTGGGAGTAACGCCGGAAGGCGAGTACCCAGCCCGACCGCACCATCTCGGCGCCCATGTCGAGAGGACCCACCCGGCACACCGCAACCGGCCGCCGGTGCCGGTCGCGGGTCCGCTTGGTGCAGGCCACGGCCCGCCCACCGATCAGGGTGCGCAGCGCAGCGGTGGCGCGCCGGCCGCAGAGCCAGGGCCGGCCGGCCGGATCGGTGCAGCTCTGCCGCGCCTCGGGCGCGTCGATGCCCCACAGCCGCACGCGCTGCCCGTCGATCCTGATGGTGTCGCCGTCCACCACCGTGGCCCGGCCCTGCAGCTCGGCCGCGCCGGCGGCGCCCGTCACGGCCATCGACGCAGCCAGCAGGAGGAGAGCCAGCCGGATCAGGGGCAGTCCTCTCGGGATTGAGGGTGCGCACGATGGAGCGAAGACGATGGCACGCCCGACCCTCGACAGGAAGGCGGCGCCCGTCGGCTCCGGGGCTGCTACGCGACGCGCTCCCTGGCCGCTCCGGGCCCGGTGCCGATCCGGTGACGCCGGCCGCGTGCCTCCCCGCCTCGCGCCTCGCGCTGCTTCAGCCGGTTCCAGCGGTCCAGCGCATCGGCCAGGATGTCCGGCCGCACCTCGTGCACCCGGTTGTCGACCACGGCGTCGATCACCAGCCCGAGGGTCCGGCCGAGGTCGTCGGCCCACGGCTTCCACACCGTCCGGTAAAGCCGGTCCTCCTGCCGCGACATGCGGGAGAGAGGGTCGCCTGACAGCCGCCGGCCCCGGACCTGCGGCCGGCCGCCGGCGGTGAAGACCTCGGTGTAGCGATCGACCCCGGCCGTCATGCCCTGGGTCATCGTCGCCCACAGGTCGCGGATGTCCTCGATCGCGAGGGCCTGGTCGGTCGTGATGCGGCCGCTCGCCACCAGCCGCAGGATCGCGTCCTGCTCGAGCTTGGCCTGGGTCTCGGGTGTGGCCGGAGCCCGTTCGCTCCGATCGATGCGTCCGCGGGGCATGGGGATCCCTCCTCGAAAGCCGAAGGAGCCACGTCGGGACTGGTCGGGGGCAGGGCAGGGGCAGGCCAAGCGGGCCAGCCGGTTAGGTGCGGACAATCGACGCCCCGAAAACGGTTCCCGTGGTTCCTATGTGGTTCCTGCGCGGGGTACGTCGAGAAGGCGTTGGACGTCAAGTTATTGAAAAGATTTGGAGGCCCGGGCCGGATTCGAACCGGCGTACACAGATTTGCAGTCACTCGACCACGATTTTGCACGAGTTTGCGCGAACCTGCACGACATTGATTTCGCCCCATGAAATCGGCATATTTCGCGTGCGTAAGCCTGCGTGAGTTTGCGCGATTTTGAGCCGTGGTGGTTCCTATGTGGTTCCTGCGGCATCGGGGGCGCGGCAGTCATGCCCAAGATCACGAAGCGGCTCGTCGATAGCCTCGGCACGCGCGAAACCGACTACTTCGTCTGGGACGACGAAGTCCCCGGTTTCGGCATCCGGGTCTGGCCGTCCGGGCGGAAGGTGTACCTGCTGAAGTACCGGGTCGGCGGCGGCCGGACGGGGACGATGCGCCGCCCAGTGATCGGCAACCACGGGGCGCTGACCCCGGATCAGGCGAGGACGACGGCCGAGCAGTGGTACGGCCAGGTCGTCAACGGCGGTGATCCAGGCGGTGAGCGCAAGCGTCGGCGGAAGGCCCCGAACATCAACGGCCTGTGCGACCAATACCTCAGCGAGCACGCCAAGGTCCGGAAGAAGGCGTCGAGCGCGGCCGAGGACGAGCGCCTGATCGAGAAGAAGATCAAGCCCCGCTTCGGCACGCGGAAGGTCGAGGAATTGGCGACCGAGGACGTCCAGCGCTGGCACCAGGGCATGCACGCGACCCCCATCGAGGCCAACCGCTGCTTGGCCCTCCTGTCGAAGATGATGAGCTTGGCGGAGTTGTGGGGCCAGCGTCCCCAGCACTCCAATCCGTGCCGTGGCATCTCCAGGTTCGAGGAGAAGAAGCGGAAGCGCTACCTCACCGCCAAGGAGTTCGCCGCTCTCGGGACGGCCCTGAAGGAGACCGAGGAGGAGGGGGCAGTACCGGCGGCGGCGGTCGCGGCTGTGCGCCTCATCGCTCTGACGGGGTGCCGCTCCTCAGAGGTAACCCAAGCGCTGGTGAAGGAGGCTGACGTTGAGGCCGGTGTCCTTCGGTTGGGCGACAGCAAGACCGGCGCGAAGGAAGTGAAACTCTCGGCGCCGGCGCTACAGGTGATCCAGGCGATCCGGCGGCCCTCGAAGAACCCCTTCCTGGTGCCCGGTCCGAGCGATACAGGCCCGATCACCAATCTGAACCGCTACTGGGCAGTGATCCGGGAGAAGGCGGAGCTGCCCGATCTGCGGCTGCACGATCTCCGCCATGCCTTCGCGAGCGTCGGCGTCGGCCTGCAGATGTCGTTGCCCATGGTCGGCGCCATGCTCGGGCACACCCAGGCCGCAACGACCCAGCGTTATTCCCACTTGCAGGACGATCCGCTCAAGCAGGCGGTCGAGCGCGTCAGCTCGACCATCTCCGCGGCAATGGCGGGCAAGAAGGGCGAGCTGGTCGACATGGCGACCCGGCGCCGGCGGCGCGCTCGATCGGGCTGACCTGCAATGCGGCCCGATGATCCGGATGAGCAATCCCTGACCTTGCCGCAGGCCCTGTTATGGGTGGCCTACGGGCGGCACGTCAGCAGGAAAACCGCTCATCGTTTTACCAGCCGCTATGGCTTCCGCGTCGTCCGCGACCGGATGGAGGAAGCTTGGACGGTGATCCAGAGATGCGTGATCGCCCAGGCGGATGCGGCTGGCAGGGCAGGGTGGCTGACCGGCTACGCCGAGGTGCAGGATGCGCCGCGGGCCGCTCATCCCGAAGCCATTCCGATCGCTCTTCTGCGGCAAGGGACCGTCGTCGAGCCGCCATTCTCGGACCTTGCGATCGACTGGCGGGCCAATGACGCGGGGGATTTTCCGGCCTTGGTGCACTTCCGGGATGTGCGCGTCGACCGAGATCTGGTTCTCAAGGCTTGCGCCCGATACGAGGAGAAATGTCGCGAACGGATTATCGCGAAGCGGTTCCGCATGGTTGGGCAGCAACCAGCGGGCAGGCCAATGGCGTGGAGGTACGCGCAACTCGGTGACGATGACAGCGTGAAGGCGATCCTCGATCTGGAGCGGTTGCTCAGGCAGATCACGCCGAAGCGGCTCAGACTGATCTACCGAGTAGAGCAATCGCCCAAGCCCGTCGCGCAAGCCGTGAGGGCCACCGTTCAAGATGACAGTTCTGAGAACTCGGCGCCGCCGAGGCATGGCCCTTCAATCACGAGTACTACGATAGCACCGGAGCTCGCCGGCGCTCCCGTATGTGGTGAAAGTGGGCCCGTCGATTGGGCGGATTTCATCGCCGCGTACACGGTTCACATCGAGGAGCAGCCCGACCGTCAGCCTCCAAAACGATCCGTTGATGAGGCATGGGCAGCGGAGACGTTCGGCTCTGAATGCCGTGAGCATCTGAGGGCGGCTCGGAGAATGTACGCGGACGAACGGACCAAAAAGGGCGGGCGGCCACGGCGGAAACCGGGGACAGAAGAAAAATAGCTGGCAAACCTGGCGGCCAAGTTTGCCAGGTTTGCCATGTTTCGGAGCAATCGAATCGTGTGATAGCTGGTCTGCTCATTCTCTCTCAGTGAGGTGAGCGCACATGCAGACCAGCACCGCCTTGTCGAGCCTTCTTCCGGGGCTCGATCAGATACTGAAGAACGACCCCCTCTACCTCGAGAAGTACGTCGACACCGCCGAGGCGTCGGAGATCACCGGCATCCCGGTCCCCACCCTGGAGACCTGGCGCGTCCGCGGCGGCGGCCCGTCCTACGCCAAGCTCCCGCGCGCGTGCCGCTACAAGCGGCGCGTCCTTCTGGAATTCATGGCTGGCCGCGAGCGCCGCTCGACGAGCGACGAGGGCCAGGTGGCCGCGTAAGCCATGAGCCAGAAACGATTGAGCCCCGAACCCCGTCTCAGGAACGGGGTCGGGGCTCCGGAAGTCCTCGTAGCTGGGCGGCACGAGTTTCCGGAAAATAATCTCTCCTCCCCCGCAACGCAACTGGCAGGCGACGTGCTCGCCCGCCGGTACCGCATGCCCCCGCGGCGTGCGCGCCTCCTGGCCGAGCTTGCCGGCCTTGGCGGTGCAGCGTGACGGACAACATCAACCAGACGAAGGAGGCCGGGGTGACCCCGGCCTCCGACCCGGTCGACGGGAACTCCCACCCGATCTGGTCTGAGCTCGACGAGATGACGCGCGAGCTAATTCTGTCGTGGTGGTGGCGGCGCGTCCGCAATCCGAAGACCGTGGCGCACGGCGTCCTCCTGCTGCCGGGAGGCCGAGCATGACCAAAAAACGGCCCGGCCGCGGCGTCGACGTCACCGGCCGCAGCAAGGGCTCGGCTCGCCATGTCCGGCTCTACCACTGGATGCTCCGCTCGGAGGCGTGGAGCGCGCTCTCGCTCGGCGCCAGGTGCACGCTCATCGAGCTTTATGCGCACTACGATGGGCAGAACAACCACATCCCCATGTCGGCGCGGTACGCTGCGACGCGGCTCGGGGTCGATAAAAAGTCAGCGAACAAGTGGCTTCACGAGCTGGAGGATCGCGGCTTCATCCGCCTCCAGCAGCTTGCCGGCTTCGGCTACAACAAGCGCTACTCCGCAGCCTACTCCTTGACCGAATTTCCGGTCGGCACCCAGCCGGCGACCAAAGACTTCATGCGCGCGTCGGCCGTTGCCGAAATTCAGAACTCGGTACGCCGCAACGGGACAGAGTGTCCCACGCAACGGGACACCGGCGCTGTTGCCGCCACAATCTGTCCCGAAAAATGGGACGGAAGCGGTCAGTTGCGGCGTTGCACCCGTACCAAAATTTCGTACGCAGATAGTTTACCATCTGATCCCCGCCGCAACTCCGGCAACACCCGCAACACTGCAACACCGGCAACGGATCACGCCATGATCCGGGAAGCCGTGGGGCAACGCCTCGCGGCTGACGGTCCCGGTGCTCATGCTCGCCTCGCGCAGCACCTCGGCATCACGAAACCTCAGCTCAGCCACTTCATGGCGGGCCGGCGCGGGCTCGATCCGGACACATTGGAGAAGCTGCACAACTACGCCGGCGGCGCGGTCGCAATCCTGGCGGTTCGCTCGTCGGGAGGATCGAAATGACCGGCACGGGCATCGAATGCGCCCTCGTCGGCGCCCTCGGCCGCGACCCCGACTACAAGCGGGTACGCGGAGGCGAGCTGGCGCTACTCGAAATGACCGTCAACGTCCGCGGCGCGCTGAACAGCGGCTCAACGCCTGGCTGGGTCCGGGTGGTGGCGTTCGAGGATTTGGCAACGGAGTGGGCGCCGTGGTTGGCGAAGGGCGATCTCGTCAGCGTGACGGGTCGGCTTTCCTTGAACGAGTGGGTCAACCGGGACGGCGTGGTGCAGCACAGCCTGCACGTTGTCGCGCGCCGGATCGACGTGCAGCCGGCGGCAGTGCAGCGACGGCCCGCTGACGCGCACGCGCCGCGGAAGCCGAGGAAGTCGAGGCGGAAGCGGGAGGAGCCGGCGCAGCTCGCGTCCGGCGAGCTTGATGACGACATCTCCGACCTCGGCGCCGGCCAGGCGGCCGATGCCATTCCTGTCTGAAAAGGGAGCAAGTCATGAACCCGATCGATACGAGCATCCGCGCCCGCCAGCGCGAAGTTGCCGAACTCGCGTGCACTGCTGCGGAGGCGGCGGGCCGCCGCGGCGCCACCATGGTGGAGATCAACGCGGCGCTGACCGCGGCGGGCCTGCCGCCGGCGGCCGATGTCGACGAGGTAGACAGCATCTTGCACGGCGATCTCGCAGAGGTCGGGGATCTGCGGCCCGCGGCAGCGACGGCCGATCCGCGGCTGGAGCCGCTCGACGGCAATCCGTTCGAGGACGAGGCGCCGGCGCAGCAGCGGGAGAAGGTTGACGCCGATCGCCTGCGTACCGCCGCCGTACAGCACGTCGAAATGGTCGCGAGGATGGAAGCGCGGCCCGGCGCGTCGCGCGACGAGGTCAACTCAGTTCTCGTCGCCGCCGGACTGTCGGCAGTGACCAGCCAGAACGAACTCGACGAGATCCTGATGACGGACGAGGACCCGGTGCTGCGCGCGGAGATCGTGAGCGCCCTGTGCGCGATCGTTCGGCCGCACGCCCAGGACGGCGAAACGCCGAGCGACGTGATGGATCGCCTCGGATGGGCGTGGGAGGTCGTCGAGCGGCAGGCGTTGCGGAACATGCTCGCCGCCCACGGCTATCCGCGCGCGAACTGACCTGTCACGGGAGCACCGGAAATGGGCAACGACCGGACGTTGATCTACATCTCGAACCGCATGCGTATTGCGGACGACTTGCAGCAATGGGTATTGCAGGAGCAGCGCGGCAACATCACGAGGAAGTCGACGGGGTGGACCGCGGTGCGCTGGTGTCGGACGCGGCTCGGCCTCGAAATCGCAATCCGCGACCTTCGCGGGCCGGGCTGCCAGGCGCTCCAGGAAATCTCCGCGCGATGGCCTGAGCGGCACCCCGCCAATCGGCTGACCACGCCGCAGGACTACGGCGGCCTGGATCAGGCGGCCGCATGACCGAGATGGTCATCGTCATGGCGATCGCGCTGCGGCTTGACCAAGACGCCCGCCAAGTGGACGATGCACGCATCCTGCCCAAGGCTCGCCCGGCTCCCCGCCGGCGCGGGCCTTTTTCATGGGCCGAACGATGGGGACGAGCATGAGGAAGGCAAAATCGAAGGTGGCGCGCCAGCAGCGAGGACGGCGACAGATGAATGCCGCCGCGCTTCCCGACCGCGATTTGGTCTTCGTGACCGCGTTGGCTCAGGGCCGCTCGGTGCAGGGCGCCTGCGACGTCGCGGGTTATGCGCGGTCGTCGGTCTACGAGCGTCGCGCCAACGATGCCGCGTTTGCCACGGCGTGGGATGCGGCCTACGAGGCCGGCTCCGACGTTCTGGAAGACGAAGCGCGCCGGCGGGCAATCGAAGGCGTCGAGCGGGGCATCTACCACGCCGGCAAGCGGGTCGCGGTTGAGCGGCAGTACAGCGACACGATGTTGATTTTTCTCCTGAAGGCGCGCCGCCCGGAGAAGTACCGCGAACGCTACGAGGTCAAGCAGGTCGACGACACGGCCGACCTGACCGATGCCCAGCTCCGCGCACGGCTGCTGTCGGTGATCGGGCGCGACGCGCGCCTGGTCGAGGCGCTGATCGCCGCGCTGCAGTCGGGCGCGATCGATGATGGCGAAGCGCCGCCGACCCAACACTGATCGAGGGGGAACGTATCGTGGCTTTGAATTTTGCACGCGCCGCAGCCGCACTGACCGGCGGCGTTCTGACGGGCGCCGGCGAGGGGCTGATCGCCGAGGCCAAGCAACTTCATCAGGCCCGCCGCGACGAGTTGCAGGAGCTGCGCGCGACCGAGCGGCTCAAGCTGCAGGACGAGATGGCCGGCAAGCGCCAGGAGGCGAGCGACGCGCGTCAGCACACCAACCGGATGGCGGAGCAGGAACAGCGGCAGGGCTTCGAGAGCACTGAGGCGACGCGGAAACGCGAGCACGAGAAGGAACTGAAGACGATCCCGCAGGCCGAGAGCGCGAGCACGATCAACCTGCGCAACGCTCAGGCCGACTACTACCGCAACCGGCCGACCGGCGCAGACCGCAGCGGCGAGGCCGAGCGCCTCACCGAACTCATCAACGGCGCCGAGCCCGACGATCCGCGCATCGAGGGGTGGCAGAAGCGGCTCGACTTCTTGTCGACCAGGAGCGGCGGCGCCAAGGACGAGAGCGGGCTGTCCGCCGGCGAGAAGCGCGTCTACGACATCGTGGTGAAGCGTCACACGACCTCCAGCCCGACGCGCGGCGACGAGACGAACTGGAAGGCCGTCGGCGATGACTTGGCGGCCGACCCCCGGTGGGCGCATCTGGCAGCCCTCGCCGATCCGACGCGGCGCCCGCCGCCGCAGGCGGACGACGGCTCGCCGGATCGCGCGGCAGCGCAGGGTCGCGACGCAGGCATCATGACCACGATGGGCGGCGGCGTCCCGGCCGCGCCGGCTGCCGATACGCCGCGCACTGAGCAGCCGCCCGCGCCGGTGCCGACAAACATCAGGCCGCGTCCACCGGGCCAGTTCAATCCGATGCGCGACACCCTGCGAGGCTTCGGCGGCACTCCGGCCGACGCCGTGCCGCTTCCGCCTGCCCCGCGGGATCCCGCGCAGCGCAAGGTCGGCGAACGCTACGTCTCGCCGGCGACCGGGAAGGTCGTGATCTGGCGGGGGAACGGCTGGGAGGAGGCAAGATAGCGATGGCGACCCGGCTCCTCAGCGACGACGAAATCTTCGGGACGAACGAACAGGCGCCGCCCGATGTCGCCCCTCCGCAGCCGGTCCTGCTCTCGGACGAGCAGGTGTTCGGCGTTGACCAGGCGGAGCCGCATCGCGGCGCGGTCGAGGCGATCCTCGGGCCAGCCATGCCGGCCGAGAGCGATCACAGCGAGGGCGCTGACACCATCCGCCGGGTCGTCGACATCGCTTCGCGCGACGAGGCACGCCGGAGCGCGACGCAGCGAGTGATGAACCCGCTCGACGTGGGGCCGCCGGCGCCGGAGCCTGCACCGCAGCCCGATCAGCCCGGCGCGGTCGCGCGTGGCTTCGTCTCGGGCCTGCTGAAGCAGAACCCCGAGATGTTGGCGGAGACCTTCGAGGGGCTGTCGTACCTCTCCCCCGATCAGTTCCGCGACACCCTGGGCAACGCCGCGGCCGAGTTCCGCGGCCTCGCGAAGCTGTCGCCGGAGGAGTACGCACCGCGCGCGCAGTCGATCTGGCAGGCCCGCGGCCTGGACGACGTGATGACCTGGGCCGGTGAGGCGATGGGGCAAGGCTGGGCCTCGACCGTCCCCTCGATCACCACCGGCCTTGCGGGTGGTGCGGCCGGCAGCCGCGTCGGTGGTCGCGTCGGCGCGGTGACGGGTGCGATCGCCGGCGCGACAGTGCCGTCGGCCGCTCTCAACTACGGCGAGGTCTACAAGGCGCTCAAGGACGAGAAGGTCGCGCCTGACGAGGCCGCGGAGTGGGCGCTGTACGCGACGGGTCCGATCACGCTGCTGGACGTCGCCTCCATCGGCCCGATCGTCGCCCGCCTGGGCGGCGCCGATGCGGTGAAGCGGGAGATCGTCCGCTCGGTCGCGCGGCGGGTCGCGGAGGAAGGGGCGAAGGGGCTTGGCCGCGAGGGGATCACCGAGGCGGCGCAGTCGGCCATCAAGGAGGCGACGGTCTCGCTGAAGACGGGGAAGCCGTTCTTCAC